CCTTCGTAATGAATACTCACCCCGTCCGCGCACTGATACGGTGTGCTGCGCAATCAAGGCTACGTTCGTGGAGTTCCTTGAGGGGCGCGTTGAGTTTGTCCCTGCGTATGGTGACGGTGATGTCACGCAGATCGACATCATGGTGGATGAACTCAGCAGCAATACCTACATGTGGGGTGACGCATACGACTACTGCGAGATTTACGATAACAGCGCGGAAGAAATGCTGCGTGACTCGTATCCGAAATGCCGATGGTTTGAAAAGGAGACGTGCGATGAAAGTTAAAATCACAGCACTTGAAGTTCGGTATCTGCACAGCATCATCAAGGTAATTCCATTGAGAGACATCTATACGAATGTGTGCCTGTCGTATCAAACAAATCTGTTCACGCTTGATGAGTTGCGTGATGCCTTGAAAGGATGGTGTGAAAACACAAGGCGGCACTGCCTCGGCCAGTATGCTGATGGCTGTATGTTGATCACGCTGGAGGCGGAGGCCAAAGACTTGCCAAGCATTGGCGATGTCAAGGTCTCTATCGTAGAGAAGGATGTCGAATGGAGGGCTGACTGATGAAGATCAAGACAAGTGAACTGACCGGCCCCGCCCTTGATTGGGCGGTGGCGAAGTGCGAGGGGAGCGGGCAAGAATTGTCTTATTCAACCGACTGGGCGCAAGGTGGCCCGATCATTGAGCGGGGGATGATTGGTTTAGAGTTTTTGGCTGGCGCAGGTGATGCTGGTATGGATGTGTGGGTAGCATCAATCGGGGGTATTGATGAGTGCGGCCCCACCCCACTGATCGCAGCCATGCGCTGCTACGTCGCATCCAAACTCGGTGACGAGGTGGAGATTCCGGAGGAATTGAAATGAGCAAATCAATCGAAGAAGAACGCGCATTCATTGATGATGTGGCCCGCATCAAGACGTTCATTGTCAGGCGTTTAAACGACAAGGAGTTGATGAGTTCATGCGCCCCTGAAAGCGTTGTCGGTGCGGTGGTGATGGCAGTGGCAGAGTTGTCCGGACATCTGGCTGCGAAGTCCGATATCCCCATCTCTGCCATCATTGGCGCAATGATTGATGCCTATACCTTCACTGTTGAAGAAAGTCTGGGCGAAACCAAGCACTAAAACATTCTAAAACCAGTTCACGAAAGGATAAAAAATGATTACCAAAACTGTTGAGGCAAGCGACGGAATCAACCGAACCGTCGAGGGCAAAATCTTTGAGGATGAATTCAGGATATACCGCGTCTACGGAGACGTAACGAATCTTGAATCCCTGAAGGAGACCGCGCAGATTCTTGCGACGCAGATGAATGTCGGCACAGTTACATACCGGCTGTAAAAAAGGGGGCTTCGGCCCCCCTGTTTTTTTAGAAGAAGTCTTTGATCTCTTGGTAGGTTCCGGTGCCCTTGTCGTATTTGAGAAGAGCCTCGCCTGTCTGACCTACCCACCGATACCTGCATTTCCATACGGCGATCTGGGTATCCTTCCCGACCCGATGGACAGTCACACCGCAGTCTGTCTTTGCCCACCATGCCATTGACCCGCTGATCGCCATGCCGTCCGGTCTTGGCAAGTCCATGCCCTGCCGATTGATCTTCGCAGGATGAGCGACAAACCACACATGAACGCCGCTGCTCTTGGCGAACTGCTGCACCCGCGTCAGCATGTTGCTGATCGCTGCTGTCTCGCTGTCACCCCGATCCAGTTCGATGTAGTTGTATGGATCAATGAGCAACCCACGCACACCCATCCTTGCCACTGCCGCCTTAGCCCGCTCGATGATCGAGCCGATGTTCGCAGGTTCACTGCTCTCGTTGGTCAGGAAGACGAAGTGATCGTTGACCCACTGATATGCTGATTTAAACTCTTCCTCGCTGATCCGATTCTCACCATCGAAGAATCGTTTCTTGGCATAAATCTCGATGAGCCTGCTGATGTGAACTTCAGGGGCATTCTCGAATGAACACAGGGCGAACTTCCAGTCATGCTCCCTCGCCAGATTCACCATGAGTTGATCCACGAAGTTGGATTTACCCATGGAAGGGTAGCCGGTCACCACCGTCATCTGACCCGGTACCACCGTGTAAAGCTGGTCAACAGCGTTGTAGCCGGTGCCGAATCCCTTGCCCGTCCCCTTGCTATACAGGTCGTTTAAACGATCTTGAAACTCCATCGCGGTGCTGACACCCTGCACCGGATAGGGCTCGGCCTTGTCGATAGCTTCGCGCAAGGCATCTGCTCCGTGCTTCAGCAGCACATCGTTCGCATCCTTGGCGGGCAGCTTGGCAAGTCGGCACTTATCCTTGCCGATCCTGCGGGCCAGTTCCTCGGAAAGCGCATGGCCTGACGGATCATTGTCCGTTGCCAGCACAACCCACGGGGCCTTGCTGATGGCATCAAAGGCATCCCAAACGAACGCAAAGCGTTTGTCTTCCTTGGCTGACACCTTACCGTCAACTACGCGCATCGGTGCGCCAGAGGGCACGGATAGCGCGTTGGGCACCCCTATTTCCATGAGGGTGAGGGCATCCATCTCGCCTTCGACAATCACCACCGGCTTCGATATGTCGAGGTCATCGACCAGCCAGAACGTATGGGCACCGCCGTTGTCTTGCGTGAAGTCCTTGTTGGCCAGAGAGCGATACTTACATGACGCCATCTTGCCATCTTTGAAATACGGGAAGGCGATGCAGTCAGCCTCGGCGTTGGATCGGTTGAACCACTTGCGTGATGCGAACAGTCTGGCCTTCGCTGCGGTCTCGGCACTGATCCCGCGCTGCTTCAGGTATTCGAGGTGTGTCTCCGTCAGGTCGAGCCTGATCATTGGCTTTTGAATGGCAGTCATTTTTCTCTCCGAATTTATAACGTGAACGCCCGTCTCACCGCAGTGAAAGCAGGTGTATTTGAGTGCGTCTTCGCTGCGAATAACGGCGAGGTCGCGCATGTTTTGCTTGCGTCTTGATGGTGTGCAGGCGGGGCACACATAACGATGAGTGCCGCCATCATGGGGAACAACCCCCACAAGATCGGACAAGTCCATAGAGCCTCCTGATATTACCGAGTCTTTTTGCTTGGCTTCGGGGAGTTCCTTTTTACAGTGTGGTCACTGTTCCTGCTAAAGCTGCGGTTGTCTCTTGATGGACGGATACGCAGATTGGATGGTGAACTGGTGCCACCTTTACTCAGCGGGACAATGTGGTCTACGTCACGACCATCGCCAACCTTGGCTTTGCCTTTTTCCACCATGGATGCTCGGGCGGAGTTTCGTTCCGACCGCTTTTTTATTTGCTCCGGCTTTCCATGATAGTTATCATATTCTTTTTTGTAGGGCCTTTTCTTATTAACGTAGGGCATGGTTCATTTCCTTCTTTTTGCTTGGCATAGAGCCTCCGTTTTAGTCCATAGCTTTTCGAGTAGAACAACCTTGATCGTTGCGATGCAGTAAGCCTTGCGGCTTCCGCCTTGATTGCAGCGGTAACACTCTACCAATCCCTTCGCCATGAGTCTACGAAGATGTGTGAACACTTCTACCTTTTTAATACCTGCGGCAGCGGCAATGTCTCCGGAGTATCTGTATCCCCTGCTCACCGCCCTGAGAACAGAGTCTTGCACCATCAATCTACGCACGTTTAAACATTCTTCTGAAGCAATCCTCGGAGCAGAAGCTCGGATACTTTCTCAACGATGTTGGCTGGTAAGAAAGCCCGCATCCGAAACAACGAACGTATTGGAATAATTTAATCATCATGTACAGAGCTCTGAGATATCTTCAGGGCTCTACAACACTGCCCTATGGTGATTGTTTGAGCATAGCGCAGCTTATACCGTGATGATCACAGTGTTCGCTACGCTCTGCCCTACGGAGCCATGCCGTCGCTTCGCGCTGACCAGACTTACACGAACAATCGTTCGCTACCACCCGGCTCTAGTCTAAGCCCACCGTCCCCGCTCTGGTTCGCTCGTGTAACAGGGTATTTGAGTAGCAACCACCGACGTTCCGCATTGCTACCGAGCCGGTGAAAAAGAAAAACCCTTACGGCTGGGTTTAGGTCGTGGCGATGATGGAGCGCGAACCCAGTGAAGTCGCTACATCAAGACCAAAACCCATGCGTAAGGGCTTAACTGGATTCCACGCCCCACCACAGAGCGACCTGTCTTTTTCACAGGCGAAGGGATTGTAAAACACGAACAATACGATGGTCAACGATCAAGGATTTGCCCTACTCGCTGCACTGACCGACCGGCGTCCACCAATCCTGAGTCAGCATCCGCTTTCTGGCGAAGAGGATTATACGATAAGCAGTTCTTGTTACAATCCGCTCTCCAAGCGGATTGTAACAAGAACCCCTTAAATAAAGGAACAACCGTTTAAACGTCTCAGGCTTGTGCAGTGCTTGTTCAGTGGCTCATTCTCCCTACCAGTAGTGAAGAGAAACACAGAGCCCTGCCTTAGATGTAGCGCTTGTAGCGCTTGTAGCGCTTGTAAAGGCAACCCCGCAAATGTAAGCTCTGCTCGTCGTCATGGAATTAGAGCCTCCGCTGCGACAGGCTGGTTTCCCCTCCGTTATCCAGCCCTCCCTTTAGACCGCCTTCGGGCGGTCTTTTTTTGGTCGGGTGACACAGACCCCTGACCAAGCAACGCGGACGCAATAGCGGCCTTCTGGTCAAGCGGTACGATGGTTATCACAGTGTGAGGTGACTCCTTATCCAGCGCCCAGTAGGTATGCCGCTCCTTCACCTGTCGGTCGTTGGTGTAGATCAGGTCTTGCATGAGGTCGAGGATCAAGGTCTCGTCCAGATCGGGGCGGCGGGAAGCGTAGTGGATGGTCATGATGATCGCCACATCCCCGTCGAACATCGGATCGAGCTTCGGGCATTGTTGTTTAAACGACTCACCGTAGTCCCTCGCCTTCTGAGACTTGATGAACGCCGGTCTGCCGCGAATGGTGACCAGCTTCCTGCTGTTGGATTTCGATGCGGGCTCACCATGAATGGTGAAGGTAATCGGTAATAGCTGTTGCATTGTTCTCATAGTTGCGCTATCGTCCTATTTCATTAAACGGAAGTCTGAATGGAAGTCACAAACAATTTCGGTGTTCCCGAAACACTTATGGCTCTCGCCAAGAGAGACTACTACAGTAAGGGCAAGGCTGACTACTCCGTCACGGAGTTGCTCTCCCCTCCCCGAGTGCAGCGACTGCGGAGGCTCTACCGCGAAGAGATGAAGCAGGATGTTTCGCAGATGCTCTGGCAGTTGATGGGCTCCGCCTTGCATGTGGTTGCCGAGCGGGGCCAAGCGGCTGGGCATGTGACAGAGGAACGCTTGTTCACTACCTTCGAGGGTGCGGTGGTGTCCGGTGCGATTGATGTGCAGCAGGAGGAAGACGATGGCGTGACCATCATGGACTACAAGTTCACTTCCGCGTGGGCAGTCATGAATGAGAAGCCCGACTGGGAACAGCAGCAGAACGTATACGGCTGGCTGGTTCGGCGCGAGAAGAAGAAGAACGTCAAGGGCGTGAAGATCATCGCCCTGATCCGCGACTGGAATCGCAGGGAAGCCGAGCGGCGGGAAGACTACCCCAAGGCACCCATTCAGGTGATCGAATTGCGCCTGTGGTCGCACGAAGAAGCTGAGGAATTTGTTCGCAGTCGTATCACTGCACACAACACTGGGAAGGTGGCGATTGCGTTCGATGAAGAACTCCCGCTCTGCACTGACGAAGACCGGTGGGTGCGGGAGACGAAGTTCGCGGTCATGAAGCAAGGCCGCAAGAGAGCAGTCAAGTTGTTTGATAACGAAGCAGACGCGAAGCTATTCGCAGAACAGGAGAAAGGCTATGTCGAAACAAGAAACGGAGAAGCAATTAGATGCGCTGGTGATTACTGCGGCGTGTCCCAGTGGTGTTCCCAGTATCGTCAACAAAATGCTGGAGGTGATGAGGAAGGTGGGGTACGTCCAGAAGGACGGCAAGAATGAGTTCCATGGCTACAAATACGCCAGCGAAGCGAACCTGATTGCCGCCCTCCGACCGGCGCTGATTGATGCCGGTCTGGTGCTGATCCCTTCCGTTACCAGCGTTACGCAGGATGAGTATGGCAACACGCATGTGATGATGAACTTCACCCTGATGGATGACGAGGGTTATACCTTCACGTTCAGCGGTGCTGGGTCAGGTAACGACCGCAACAAGAACGGCGTGGGTGACAAGGGTATCTACAAGGCGATCACTGGCGCAAACAAGTATGCGCTGATGAAGACCTTCCTGCTTGAGACCGGCGATGATCCCGAGGTTGTGTCCGACCATGACCGTGGCACCGTCAGCCAGCCCGAGACCAAGGCCAAGCCCGAGAAGCCGAAGGGTTTAAACGAGGATCAGAAGCTGCTGATCAAAGCTCTGAAGGAGTTCGCTGGGAACATGACCAACGAAAAGGAGCTAAAGGAACTCTGGGGAGAGAACCTTCCCAAGATTGAGGAAATCGAGGCGGTTGATCCTGCTGCCCACGAAGACCTGAAGGAGCATTTCCGTGCAACTCGCACCAAACTCAAGGAGAAGAAATGAATCAAGAACGTGAAGTCCGCCCCAACTCTGGGGTTCTGTTCAGCGTTGCAGCCAAGAAAACGCAGAATTCCCCCGACTACTTCGGTGACCTTGCCATTTCGGCCAGCGCGATCAGGGTTGTCGATGGCGTTGCTGTGGTGAAGATCAGCGGCTGGAAGAAAACATCCAAGGGCGGCAAGACCTACCTGTCTCTGGCTGTTAATGACCAGCAGATGGCTCCCTCCAATAATCAGAAACAGTCGGGAGACGATGATGAGCCGTTCTAAGAAACGCGGCAGACCGACCGCGCAGGAATCGGCTAACCGCGACCTTGGCTTGACGATCTGCAAGCAGGAGGCTGAGATTGATGAGCTTCGCAACATCATCAAGGAGCGTGACAACGCCATCGTCGGATACAAGGCGGTGATCAGCTACCTCGAATTCCAACACGGCATGAAGGAATCTCAGTAATGGCACTTCAGTTCGAGGCTGTAAAGGTTGCCCTGAAACAGGATGCTACCGGCTTCGTTCTGACCCTGAAGATACATCCCGACGAACTTCCCGAAGAAGTCATTCGGGATTTTGTCGGGGCCAGATACGCATTGGCGATGGTGAGGATCAACGAAGATGAAACGCCTCGCCAATACGAGAACAGGGTTAAGAAGGCTGGCATTCTGTGTCGAGACATTCGCTTCCGTCAGTGGATCGAAAGGCTGGAAGGGCAGCCCTGCGAAGACGAAGAGCGGGCGGTGGCATGGTTGCACCACACCTGCATGATCAAGTCGCGCACTGAATTGAACGGCAACAAGATGGCACAGAAAGCGTTTGATCAGATCGTGGAGAAATACGAAAGGGAAAAAGATGAGCCGTTTTAAAACCTTCCATCCGCTGATGATATACATCACGCTCAAACAAAGAGCGGCGGCGAAGATTTTTGCGCGGAAGGAACGCATTCCCCTGTCCCAGCTTGTGCGTGAGGGACTGGCAATGCGGATGAGCCCCGGCGATAGATTCAACGCTGGCTTCAACGAAGCGATTAAACAGGCGATGGATGTAACGAAGAACTCCAAGGGTGGGCAGATGCGCTTCCCGTCCGGCAAGTCCTTCGCAGATATCGTGTGTGATGATTTAAACAACCTGATCAGGAAGGAAGAAGAAAATGGAACTGGCGGATTACCAACAGATGGCGATGAGGACGGCGAAGCGGGTGGAGTTCCAGCTTGACCTGACCCACGCAGCATACGGTCTTGCTGGCGAAGCCGGAGAGTTTGTTGATGCCGTGAAGAAGCATCAAATCTACGGGAAGGAACTCGACAGGGAAAACCTGCTGGAAGAGATCGGAGACATCCTGTGGTATGCGGCACTGGCGGCAGAGATTCTCGGAGCAAACCTTAACTACATTGCTTCGCAGAATGTAGGGAAACTTCAGAAGCGGTATCCCGAGAAATACACCGACCTTCTGGCAAGCGAACGGTTAGACAAGAAGTAATTTAAACACGGAGGCTCTACAAATGAAAAAGCTACAGAAACGATCCATGACGATTGCCCTTAACATTATGACTGCACTGGGGGCTACCTACACCATCACCCTGCCTGATGGCACAAAGCACAGCAACGCACCTGAAGAGCCAGTCAATTACCAAGGTCGCAAAGTCAAAGATGGCCGCAGTTATGGCGAACTTGCTGCTCACTACCGGCCCTTCATTGATGCTTTGAAACCGTCTGAATTTGTGGAGGTTCCGTTCAACGGTTACGACCCAAGCAACTTGCGCAGTGCCATTTCGGCGTGGGGCTGTCATCTATGGGGTAAAGGCTCCCTGCTTACTGCCGCAAGTAAGACCGGCATCGAAGTCCTGCGCGTCAAATAATCAACGACAAGTCGGGGGGATTAAATGAAGCCTTACTTTATCGACGGGCCGGTACTGATCAAGCGCATGGCCGTGGCGCTGGTCGCTGGGTTGTTTGTTGGTGCAGCAGCAGCGGCGGTGGGATACAGGGTCAAGGAAGTCGAACCCGCGATGCAGAAGGTTGCGCTGTCGGTATGCCCTCTGCCGCAGACCGAAGGGGAGATGACGGTATACGTTGTTGAGAATGGCGCAATCAAATGCTGGAGATGGAAATGAATAAAATTCAAACTAAGGAGAAGCAAATGGAAGAAAACGTAAATACTATTTCTATCAATGGTGTTAGTTATGTTCGAGCTGATTCTGTGCAAGCTGCACCTACTGGAAATCGGTCAGTAGTAGTTGTTGACCGTGGGTGGATTTTTGCAGGTGACGTAAAAAGAGAGAACGGAAGAATCAGACTTTCTAGGGCTGTGTGGGTGCTCCGATGGGATTCGATTGGATTTGATGGAGTCATTGCAAACCCAAAAGATAAAAAAGTAACTATTAAAATCATGAAAAATAAAATTGATATTCCAGAAGGGGCTGAAATTTTTAATGTTCCAGTCGATGACGATTGGGGTTTGTAATGTTTTTTAATCCTGTTGGATATAGCGACGGCGACGGCTACGGCAACGGCGACGGCGACGGCGACGGCTACGGCAACGGCGACGGCGACGGCTACGGCGACGGCGACGGCTACGGCAACGGCTACGGCTACGGCAACGGCTACGGCAACGGCTACGGCAACGGCTACGGCAACGGCACAGTAAGTCCTAATCGTATTAGGAGGTGGAAATGAAAACAACACTAAACGCAATAAGAAAGTATCTCCCCTGCGCTGAAGGCTGGAAAAAACTGTTGCAGCACTTGGGCAAAACAGAAGCCGATGACGCGCCACTTTTAATCAGCACAATTTTGGCCAGCAACGGCCTCGATGATGCTCTGTGGTGCTTACGTGCCGTTGATGGTCACGACAAAGAGATACGTCTGCTGGCTGTGGCGTATGCAAGGAAAGTGCAACACCTGATGGCTGACCGCCGAAGCATTGCGGCACTTGATGTCGCAGAGCGACATGCTCACGGTCAAGCATCTGACGATGATTTGATTGCGGCGAGGGCTGCGGCTGGGGCTGCGGCGTGGGCTGCGGCGAGTGCTGCGGCGAGGGATGCGGCGAGGGATGCGGCGAGGGATGCGGCGAGGGAATCGCAAGCAACCATGCTGCTCGATGTTTGTAAATCAATCGAAGGGATTGAGAAATGACCGACACGAAGCCGACTTTGGCCGAGCAGATTGAGCATCAGATTGGGATATGTTACGCAACCCCAAGCGAATACGAACGCGCAAAACTTGCCAGCCTTGAAGAACTAGCCGCCCTCTCGCAGCCGACAGAGCCGGTGGCGTGCTGGCAATACTATTACAGGGTTAATGATTGCGAGGCTTCCGATTTCGCATCACCTGATTGTGTTTGTTGGCATAACGAAGGAACGGGGCCGCGCCCAAACGAAAAAAAAGATGACGAAAATAAATCGGTTATTTGGCGCTTTCTAAAAACCGCCCCCGTATCCGGCGTGCGGGATTTATCCGGTCTACCGATGATCATTGCCGGTGCGCTGTTTGACTTTGCCGGATACCTGACAACGCGACCTATCGCCGTGAAATACGGCGCAAGCGAGCCGTCTGGAAGGATCATCGACGCGCTGGAACAGTGGGCAGCATCGAGAAATTTAGTGCTCGACGATGCTGCCGTTCAGTCGTGGCAGGAACACATCACCCGCGCCGCCGATCAGGTCAATGCAGAGGTGAAATCATGAGCGAATTAAAGCCGTGTCCGTTTTGCGGGGATAGCAAAGCCTATATCAGCAGGGAAACTGACCCTGATAATTGTCTGTGGGTAAAAATCCAGTGCCGTAAATGTGATGCAGCAAGCAGCCCTAAATGGTGCAGCAGAGGTAACGATGATCCGCTTTTCTATGAGGAAATACGCGAAGCATGGAATCGTCGCGCCGATCAGGTCAGCCAGCAGGATGCGGTGAGTGTGCCGAGGGAGTGGACTTACGAAATGGTAAAGGCGTTTGAGGACAACGGCGGGAAGTTTTCTCACATGGCGCTAGAGGCTTCGCTCCGAGCCGCGCAGGAGGGGAATAAATGAGCTTGTCGGTAACGCCGATAGACTTTGCGGAGGCTAATGCTTTTGTAGCCTCCTTCCATCGCCACCATAAGACGATGGTGGGCTGCAAGTTTTGCGTAGCGGTTTCTTGCGATGGTGAGGTTAAAGGCGTTGCGATTGTTGGAAGGCCGGTTAGTCGGCATTTAGATGATGGCTGGACGCTAGAGGTTAATCGCTGCTGCACTGACGGAACCCGCAATGCTTGTTCAATGCTTTACGGTGCCGCGTGGAGAATTGCTAAGAACATGGGATACCGGAAATTGATTACTTACACGCTACCGGAAGAAGGCGGCGCAAGTCTCCGAGCAGCTGGCTGGACGCTTATCGGTGAGCGCGGCGGCGGTAACTGGAATGTTCCGAGCAGACCGCGGATAGACACTAAGCAACATTTAACAGGACAGAAATTACTATGGCAAACCAAATGACCACAGACACCGCGCAGGAGTTGAAGAAATGAAGCGCATAACAATCTACGTCAGCGATGACAACATCATGGCGCACCTTCCCAACAATCAAATTAAATTCCTGACGTTTATCCAATTCCTGCGGTTGGCATGGGAGGCATTGCGTAATAACGTAGAAGTAAGAATTGAGGAAACCAAATGACCACAGACACCGCGATGTCGCTGCTGGCGGAAGCACGTAAGTATATTCAGCATCTCGATGATTGCCGGATACTCTCCCTTAACGGCCCATGCACTTGCGGAGTTGCTAACTATTCATCGCGCATCACCGCCCTGCAATCCATCAAGGACGCGGGGGATGATGTGGTGGAGCCGGTTGATGTTGCGATGCTCCGTAGTTATGCAAGTCTTGGGCTTGGATGGGGTGTTGATGTAAAACCTAACCAGATTAAATCCGTTGCTGACTACATCGACACTCTCCTAGCTAAATACAAACTGGCGTGTGTTCAGCGCGACGAGTTCAGGAAGGATGCGGAACGATGGGGGTAAGTACAAAAAAACCCATTTTCAGCCACGGATGCCTTACTGAAAGTTGTTGATGTAAACAACCCTTGTGATTGGCACAAACAATCTAACGCAGCCATTGACAGCGCGAGGAACAAATGAGCTTTATATCTGAACTGGAAAGACTGAAAGAGAAGGCGACTAAGGGGCCGTGGTGGAAATGGCCTGATATGCCGTATCTGTTTAGCGGCGACAAGGAACAGAAAAACGCTTACACGCACGCGACCAGAGTGTGCAGGATTGACTATACCGACGCTGATGGTGAGTTAATTCAATTCCTCCGCAACCACGCCGACGAGATAGCGGAGTTGGTGAAAGCGGCTGTGACTCTCGTAAAGGATTACAACAACCAATGCTATCTTGAATCATCGGCGGCAGAACTATCGGAAGCCCTCGCCGCACTGAACAAGGAGAAACCATGAGAGAGAGAATTGAGGAACTGGCAAAAAAGATGAACACGCTGGATGGCGATGTGTATGTATCCAAATACGGAACTCTTTACAAGCAACACGTTGAAGCCATCACAACCGCAGTCAACGAAGCCCTTGAACTGGCTGCGAGGGAGTGCGAGAAGATGCGGCATCCAGACGACTTTACGCCAGAATCAGGGCAATGGTTCTTGGCGTGTGAGGACTGTGCCGCCGCTATCCGAAAGCTGAAGGTGGGGTGATGGACGATTCAGATATTAAATTTATTATTGCATTAAAGGCTTACGTGCAGCAAAAGCCTCACATGGTATCCGCGCTTGTTGAGGTCATTCAGGACGGAATTACCAGCGCATTTAAAGAAGCATCAGAGCGTGCGGCAGATATGGAATCAACGGCGGCAATGGCGCTTAACGCAAGATTGTTCAAAGGAAACGAAACATTTATTGCAGATAAACTGGAAAAGTGGAAAGGAAAAACGGCTCTGCGTTGGGATGACCAACTAGCCGCCTTGAGAGGGAAACGTAAATGACACCCGACGAACTGTGGGAGAAGTGGATTGCAATAGACGAAAACAAAGTTAATGCTTATGACACATTCTGCTCACTACTCGCAGAATACGGCGCAGCGGTCAGGAAAAGGGATGCGGAGATTTGCAGGGGGCAAATGCTTCGCGCAGACGTAAGACACAACCACGGCGTATTTGCTTGCGCCGCCGCTATATCAAGAGAACCACTACCGTAAGTTTCGCTATTCGCAAATCACGAAAGAGAGAGATAGATGATTGAAATGAGATGGCTAAAACAGAAGATAGAACACTATCGGGATGGATTGCCTGATGGTTCGCATAGGTATGAAACTGTCTTGCAGTATCGCCAGCGGGTATTTATTGGCGGGTATGCCGGTATGCAGGAACCGCAGCCTAATGCGTGGTCAGAATGGATTGATGTTCCTACTGTGAAGGAAGGGTGATGAAAACAATAGAGATTCACGCAATACCCGCGCCGACTGTTGATAGTGAAGCTAGAAAGCACGAATTACAGGAAGCGGAAAAGCATCGGGCGCTTACCGAAGCAGAAAGAAATGAACTTTTCCACCTTGAAATGCGTGTTTTCTGGAATTGTGAGTGCTGAAATGACACCAGACGAACTGTGGGAGAAGTATTGCAAGCCTGAAATGATCGACAACCATTTCTATGACGTTATGCGCGAAAAAGACTTCCTCGCCGCCCTCACCGAATACGGAGAGTCTGTCAGGGCCGAGGCGGTGAAAGTGCTGGAAGATAATTGGTTCAAAACACAATCCGACTGCGCCGCCGCTATTAAAGAGATGAAACTACCATGACTAAACTTGAATTCATGGTGCGGGCCTTCGCGCTGCAAAACGAGCAGATTAAGATCATGGCGGAAGAGCAACGGACTTTACTTGAATACATCATCGAAGAGAGAAAAAATTCCGACAACACCTACAGCGACATCGTATCGGACGGTGGCCTTGATCCGAGAACGAAGTATGAAGCCGAGAGGTTTAAACGGGAGTGGGTAGGACTGACGGATGATGAGGTTTACAACGCGCTTCCGGGGTATCCGATTGATTATCAGTTGGAGTTCTACAGGGCTATCGAGGCAAAACTCAAGGAGAAAAACGGATGGTAGAGATGCGATGGTTTGTGAATTCGGATTTTGTTAAGGTCTTGCAGTATCGTCAGAAATTAGTAATGGGTGCATGGGGAACAATACCGCCAATAGACGCGCCTACAGGCTGGTCAGAATGGATTGATGTTCCAACAGTGGAGGAAGGGAAATGAAGATGTTCATGAAGTCGTATTTCGAGAAGGAAGCGCGTGAGGTGAAGCCTCCGCTGGAGTACGAAGCGGTCTGCGTGTCATGCGCTGGCAAGCTGGGTGGCAAGGTGGATCGCTGGTTGGAGTCAAAGTGGTCGCATGCCAAGTGCGATGTGTGTGGTCACAAGACTGAGGTGACAACCCCGAAGGAGTTCATATGGCGCTAGAAGCTCAAGTGGGT